TGACAAAAAACTATCGGCTACACAAACACTTAAAAAGGTAGCTCCTAAAATAGCAGGAAGCATTATTAGGATGCACACTAATCAAATCTTTGGTGGTGGAGGAGAGACAGCCACAGAGTATCCTGAAGGAACAGATAAGATTGACCCTACGTTACTAACTCGTGTCTACGAAGAGATACAAGCTCGTATGAATAAGACTAATGATTTTGATGATAAAACCTTAACTAGACGAGCAAAAGAAAGAATGACTAAATCAAATGGTGGCTCAATCACTAAGAATAGAATAGGTGGCAACGACTACCGTACTGGTGGCTACGTGCTATCAACTGTAGATAACAGAAAGAAGAAAAGCTAATGATGGACAAAGGTACAAAAAAAGGCAAGGGTGGCTTAACCATTATTATTATGGGTGGTTCTCCTAAAGTTAAAGGTAAAATGAAAAAACCTGAGATGGCATACGGTGGAATGGCAGGTGGTAAGAAACATATGTACGCTGGTGGTGGCTCAGTCACAGATAACGCAGGGCTACGTGCTCTCAAGATGGCAAGCCCTTCAGCTTATGCAAATATAAAAAATGGCTAAGACACGTAACTATAAAAAAGAGTACGCAAACTACCATGCCAAGCCTTTACAAAAGGTGAATAGAGCAGGTAGAAATAAAGCTCGTAAAATTGTTATGAAGACAGGTGCTGCAGCTAAAGCTGTAGGTAAAGATGTACATCACAAGAATGGCAATCCTAGAGACAATAGGACAGGCAATTTATCTGTAGCAACTAAGGCTACTAATCGTTCTTTTGCAAGAACACGCAACGCTAAGAAATTACTAAGGAGAAGTTAAGATGGTTATGGCTAAAAAGAAAACAAAGTATATGGCTAAGGGTGGCTACGGAACACCAACTAAGAAAATGGTAATGAAGGCAGGTGGAACTGCAAAGAAAACTAAGTACATGGCTAAGGGTGGTATGAAGAAAACTAAGTACATGGCTAAAGGTGGAGTAGCTAAAAAGAAATAATGTCGTATCTTATTAGTAACGTACCACATTTTAAATGTTGGGTACGAAAAGAGTTCACTTGTAATCATATGAATTATCACGGTGAATATCTCCACGCACTAGCTTTCGCAGTTAATACCATACCTGATAGGTCTTTAAGTTTTCAGGTAGTCTTCACAGGTTGTACAGAAGACGATAATGTACACGGTGGTGCTATGTGGGCAAGGATGCCCATACAAGCACTAGTAGCCGATATACCTGTAGATGAATGGGCAGAGCCAATGGATGACCACTTATGTCAACCTTGGGATTGCGAATCAAGAAATCATAGCATCATAGTTATGGACAGGGTAAGTTCCTCTCCGTGGTTATGTAAGATAGGCAATGAGTTCTACACAGCTAAGTATATGTTTACGGTTGACTACACAGACCATGACATAGCAGATGACCCTGCACAGCATAAACAGTCACACGTAATGTATTTGTTGGATGCAGGGAAATGGACAGGCAATATAGTTGCCCTACCAAACAATAGAGTTAGAGCTACTAGTCCTGCTCTGTGGGTTACAGGAGAAGGTGCTCCAGACTTTGCACCATCGCAGTGGACACACTCAGCAGAATCGCATGAGTCTTACTTAGACCCATCAGTAACCTTTAATAACTTATACGAGGATAACAATGGCAGTAAAGGTAAAAAAGGCAGTTAAGAAAGTAGTTAAGAAAGTAATTAAAGGATTAGCTAAGGCATCTAAGTTACATGCAAGTCAGGCTAAGTCTTTAGTTAAGTTAAATCTAAGCAAAGGTGGGAGTACTGTAAATGCAGCTGGGAATTACACCAAGCCTTCACTACGTAAGAACATATTCAACCGTGTTAAAGCAGGTGGTAAGGGAGGTTCTCCCGGTCAATGGTCAGCCAGAAAAGCACAAATGGTTGCCAAAGCCTACAAAGCAAAAGGTGGAGGATACCGTGGATAAGTGCGATACTTGTACATGCTATGAATGTGATTGTGAAGAATGTACCTGTGACTGTCACGAAGAAGACATAGCAGAAAAAGGTAATGATTGAGTTTGTACTTGTGTTTATGATGGGATTAAGAATCGTAGATCAAACGCAAACCTTTAAAGACATAGATAGATGTTTATACTTTGCAGAACGACTACATAGGCAACCGTCTATACCACAGAAGCAAGGAGCTAATTTACAGATAACTGCATACTGCAAACCTATAAGGAAAAAATAATGGACCCATTAACTATAAGCCTTGCAGTCGGTGTAGCATCAAAAGCATTTAGTGCAATTAAACAAGGCTTTGCTGTAGGCAGAGACTTAGAGAAGATGTCAGGAGATGTAAGCAGATGGATGGGAGCAGCTTCAGATGTGGACAACGCACAGAAGCAAGCTAAGAACCCCGGTATATTTGGTAAGGTATTTGGAGCAGGTAGTATTGAGACAATAGCTCTACAAGCCTATGCTGCTAAGAAGAAACTAGAAGAACAAAGGTATGAACTAAAGATGTACCTAAACATGACACAAGGACCACAGGCTTATGATGAGCTACTAGAGATGGAAGGTCAGATACGTAAGGAAAGACAAGCTACTATATATAAGCAACAGAAACTTAAAAAACAAATAGGTGAAGCTATAGCAATAATTGTTGTAGTAGCTATAGTGGGTGGTTTCTTAGCCTTACTAGGAACAGTATATTTTAATAGAGCACAAGCAGATGAGTTTAAAAAAACCACAACAGTCATTAGCCAATTGGACTAAACAAAAGTGGAGCACTAAAAGTGGTAAGAATTCCATACAAGGGAAAAATGCTACTGGCGAAAGATATCTCCCCAAACAGGCGATACAAAATTTATCAAACGCAGAATATGCCGCAAGTACGGCTGCTAAACGTAAGGCAAGTAGAGCAGGTAAACAAGTATCTAAACAGCCAAATAAGATTGCAAAGAAAACAGCGAGATTCAGATGAAACTAAACACATACTTGATATACTTGGACATGGCTAAACCATTCCTAAAGATTGGTAATTGGTTATACAACAAACATGTACAAGCGTTACGTAAGTCACAAGGGAGATAGTCAATGTTTGGTGCTCTTATAGGACCTATAGCAAATCTAGCATCTAGTTGGATGAGCAGTAAGGTTGAAAAGGTTAAGGCAGATGGACAGGCTAAAGTAGCACAAGCTAGAGCTAAAGCAGTTGTAGCTGAGAAAGTAGCCACAGGAGAAGTAGCATGGGAGCAATCTATGGCTGATTCTACAGATAATTCATGGAAAGACGAATTTGCCTTGATTGTTTTACTATTACCTGCTATACTAGTGTTTATACCAAGTATGACGGAATATGTAAGAGTAGGCTTTGAAGTACTCAACACTCTACCTGAATGGTATCAATACTTACTATTTATAGCAATTAGTGCATCCTTTGGAATTAAAGGTGCTGGTCAAGCAATGAAGATAATAGGGAAAAAATGAATTTAATTAAACTACAGGATGAAATAGCTAATGACGAAGGAGTCAAGTACGAAACGTATAGATGTTCACTTGGGCATTTAACAGGGGGAATTGGACACCTGATTACTGAGTGGGATGAAGAAATATATGCAGGTCCTATAGGAACAAAAATACCACATCAACAAGTGGATGAATGGTTTGCGAAAGACATAGGAACAACTATAAAAGATTGTAACCTATTATTCTCGCAATTTAATAACCTGCCTGATGAGATACAACATGTATTAGCTAACATGTGTTTTCAATTAGGTAGACCAAGGCTGTCTAAGTTTAAGAACTTAATTGCTGCTGTCAATGATTTAGATTGGCAGAGCATGGCAGATGAGATGGAAGACAGCAATTGGTATAAGCAAACAACTAACCGTGCCGAAAGATTGATAGCACGAGTTGATAGGCAGTTTACTAGGGAAGAAGTACCGTCATGAGTAGAGAATTAACTGAACGACAAACAAAGTTTCTAGCTGTTTTATTTGATGGAGCAAACGGAGATGTTGTACAAGCAAAGTTATTAGCAGGTTATGCTGAAGGTTCTAGCACTACTGACATAGTTAAATCCTTAAAGGATGAGATACTAGAAGCCACGCAGCTTTACATGAGCAGGAACGCACCTAAAGCTGCTATGGCTATGGTGGGTGGTCTATATGATCCCACAGAGCTAGGCATCAGAGATAAGATGGCTGCAGCTAAAGAGTTATTAGATAGAACAGGCTTAGTAAAGACAGAGAAGATGCAAGTTGAAAGCAC